AACCCCCCTCCCTGCGGGACTCGTCATCGGTTACGCTCCTGCTTCCGGCTCGGCTGCTGCCTGCGCCTGGGTGAAGGTGCCGACCTTGATGTTTTCCACCACGCAACCGGCGGCGTAGTCTTCAACCACAAAATCGACGTTCATCGACTCGTAGTTTTCCACGCGGTCCAGCTTCGCGTTTTCGTCAATAACCCGGCGGTGACTCTCGTCCATAAAATAGATGGACAGGTTATCGAGGCGCGTCACAAACAGCGCATTCGCCGGGAAGTACGGCACACGCACCGCCGGAAGGTTACCGATGCGTTTCTGGCTGACGATCACGTCAGCGGCCAGGGCTTCGGTGTTGGCCTGCTCTTTGTTGATGATCGGGAAATATTTGTCGGCCAGAAGCTGACGGCCCACAATCACCACCAGATCAGGGTCTTCCTGATACCACGGCTCGATAAGGTTGTTCGTGGCGTCCATCACCAGGGCGTCGAGGTTTTCATAGTCGCCACCCTTACCGATGCGGATCACATCGGAAACGACCGCGCCGTCGTCATCGGTGACCTTGTTCATCACACGGCCCGGCGCTTCATTGCGATACTTCTGCATCCAGCCCACGGCCACATCCTGAAGCATCGGGTTTTCAGCACGGTTTGACGTGGCGGCGCGTTTCACGCCGTTAAAGCCGACCATGATGAAGTCCAGCGACTGGCGCTTGGTGATGGCGTTGCGGATGCGGATCTGGAAGTCCTGAAAACGCGCCCACAGGTCTAGCGTTTTGTAGCGGATATGGAAATCGAAGTTAATCTGATCGCACTCGTACTTGTTGCTCTCCAGCGCGGCGAAGTCACCGGTTGTACGCTCTTTACCGTTGGCCGTATCTGCCGTGCTGGCAATGGAGCCGGTCACGCCGACCCCGACTTTTTCGCCCTTCAGCTCACTGACCGGCACGATATTGATGCGGGTCAGGAAGTCGGACGACTCCTGCACGGTGTCCATCAGGGTCTGGGTGACCGATGGATTGACGGTGAATTTTTTCGACAGATCGTTGACCTCCACGCCGCTCAGCTCGGCGATTCGGGAGAGATACGCATTAAATTTAAAACGGGTTTCCTGACGCATAATTTTTCCTGAAATTTGTAATTAATCGGGTTTTACTGCCTGCCGTTCGCGGGCCTGTCAGCAGTTCGTCAGCGTCGCTTCACCGCCACCACCGGTGCTCAGCTCGCGGCGCGGCTGATGACGGCTTGGTGTGTTGTCGAGCGTGATTTTGAGCTGCGAAAATGCCTGGCTGGTCTGCTCCGCTTTACTGGTCACATCCTGCTTAAGGGAGGCAAAGGAATTTTCCAGCGCGGCGATACGCTCATCGGATGCGCTGAGGCTGGTCTGCACATGTTCACTGACCACCGTCACCGCTTCATGCACATCAGCGAAACGGGCGTCATCGCTGGCCTGCTTGCGGCCAAAAATGCTTTTCACGGTGTCGCTTAATTTGGTGAAGACGGTTTCGGCCTGGTCTTCAAACTCCAGTTCGGCCAGGGTGGCGACAGAAATCAGGTTTTCCGGGGCTGTCTTGAAGCGGTTTAGCGGATTGCTTTTCGCGGTGCGGCAAAATTCAAGGTATTCGGTGCCGAGGCTTGCCGGGTCATCGGTGACGGCCAGGCCGACCAGGTAACATTTGCCGGTGTTGGCAAAGTTCGGCTGGATCTCCATTGAGGTGTAAACCTTCTGGCCCTTGCCGACCATTTCCACCAGGTTGTCGAGCGGCGCGATTTTGCCGAACAGCGCCCATTTACCATTAAGCGCCGAATCGTCGTCGATTTTTTCCGCCTTCAGCTCCACCACGTCACCGTAGCGGTTGAATGCGCCATCCGGGAGGATGCCGCGCAGATGTTCCAGGTTGATACGGCAGCCATAGACGCGGGGATCGAAACTCGCGGCCATTTCCTGAATATCGGTCGCGCTAATCACGCGGCCATCGCAGGTATCGCCCTCAACGCCGATACGGAAAAACTTACTTACTTTTTTTGCCATCGTCAGGAGTCCTGATTGTGGGGTTACGGGTTCGGGGTTAGTTTTCCCGACTCGGCCCCCTTCCGGCTATCGGTGCCGGATGGGTACGCCCTCACACAACAGCGCCTTAGCGATTCGTAAGCGGCTCATCAGTAGCCTTGCCCTGTATCAATCACGGCGAGGCATCCATGACCATCACCACCGACACGACGCTTTTAAACGATCCGCGACGACAGGCGGCGCTGCTGTACTGGCAGGGCTTTTCCGTGCCGCAAATCGCCGAAATGTTGCGGACCAAACGGCCTACCGTACAGAGCTGGAAACAGCGCGACGGCTGGGACGAAACCGCACCGCTTAACCGGGTGGAAAGCACGCTTGAAGCCCGGCTTATCCAGCTCTATGCAAAGCCGGATTTAACCCCGCATGATTTCAAGGTTGCCGACTTTTTATCGCGCCAGATGGAACGTCTTGCCCGGGTCAACCGCTACGGCCAGACCGGCAACGAGGCCGATCTCAATCCCAACGTGGCGAACCGCAACAGGGGTGAACGTAAGAAGCCGAAAAAGAATTTTTTCAGCGAAGAGGCTATCGAAAAACTGGAGGAGATTTTCCTCGCAGAGTCGTTCGAGTATCAGCTCAAATGGCACCGCGCCGGGCTGGCTCACCGCATCCGCGATATCCTGAAATCCCGCCAGATCGGCGCGACGTTTTACTTTTCCCGCGAGGCGCTGCTGCACGCCCTGAAAACCGGCCATAACCAGATATTTTTATCAGCCTCAAAAACGCAGGCGTATGTGTTCCGGGAATACATCATCCAGTTTGCACGACTGGTCGATGTTGACCTCTCCGGCGACCCGATTGTGATCGGCAACAACGGGGCTAAGCTGATTTTCCTCGGCACCAACTCAAACACCGCTCAGAGCCATAACGGCGACCTGTATGTTGATGAGATTTTCTGGATCCCCAACTTCCAGCGACTGCGTAAGGTTGCCTCGGGCATGGCCTCGCAGAAGCACCTGCGCACCACCTATTTTTCAACCCCCTCCTCTCTCGGGCATGGCGCATATCCGTTCTGGTCTGGCGAGCTGTTTAACCGGGGCCGGGCCAGTGCCAGTGAACGGGTCGAGATCGATATCAGCCATTCCGCGCTGGCCGCCGGGGTTGCCTGCGAGGATGGGCAGTGGCGGCAAATTGTCACCATTGAGGATGCGCTCGCCGGGGGCTGTACCCTGTTTGACCTGGACACACTGAAGCGCGAAAACAGCGCCGATGATTTCCGCAATCTGTTCATGTGCGAATTTGTTGACGATAAGGCGTCGGTGTTCCCGTTCGAGGAGCTGCAACGCTGCATGGTGGACAGCCTGGAAGAATGGGAGGACTACGCCCCGTTTGCTGATCGGCCGTTCGGCCAGCGCCCGGTCTGGATTGGTTACGACCCGTCACACCGGGGCGACAGCGCCGGATGCGTGGTCATCGCCCCGCCGATGGTTACCGGCGGCAAGTTCCGTATTCTGGAGCGCCATCAGTGGAAAGGCATGGACTTTGCCACCCAGGCGAACGCCATCCGCGAGCTGACTGAAAAATATTACGTCGAGTATATCGGTATCGATGCAACCGGCCTCGGCCAGGGTGTATATCAGCTGGTTCGCTCCTTCTACCCGGCTGCCCGAGAAATCCGCTACACGCCGGAAATTAAAACGGCAATGGTGCTCAAGGCAAAAGACACGATCACCCGCGGTTGTCTGGAGTATGACGTTGCCGCAACCGACCTCACGCAGTCGTTTATGTCCATCCGTAAGACCATGACCGGCAGTGGGCGCAGCTCGACCTATGAAGCCAGCCGCACCGAGGAAGCCAGCCACGCCGATCTCGCCTGGGCCACCATGCACGTACTGATTAACGAGCCGCTTACCGCTGGCAGCGGCGGGGCTTCATCTTCTATTCTGGAGTTCAACTAATGCGAAAACGTAACAAGCGCCAGCGCAGCCAGCAGGTAACAGAAACCACCGCCGCAGCCGCGCAGAAAATGGAGGCGTTCACCTTCGGTGAGCCGTCACCGGTTCTCGACCGCCGCGACATTCTGGATTATGTCGAGTGCGTGACCAACGGCAGATGGTACGAGCCGCCGGTAAGCTTTACCGGCCTTGCCAAAAGCCTGCGCGCTGCGGTGCATCACAGCTCACCGATTTACGTGAAGCGCAACATTCTGGCGAGCACCTTTATGCCGCACCCTATGCTCTCGCAGCAGGATTTTAGCCGCTTCGTGCTTGATTTTCTGGTGTTCGGCAATGCCTTTTTTGAAAAGCGTATGAGTGAAACAGGACGGGTACTGAAGCTGGAAGCCTCACCGGCGAAATATACCCGGCGCGGCGTTGAGTTGGACACGTACTGGTATGTGCCGACCTTCTCAAACCCGCACCAGTTCATGTCCGGATCGGTTTTTCACCTGCTGGAGCCTGATATCAATCAGGAGCTGTACGGAATGCCGGAATATCTCAGCGCCCTGAACTCTGCCTGGCTTAACGAAAGCGCAACGCTGTTTCGCCGCAAGTATTACCAGAACGGCGCGCACGCGGGTTACATCATGTACGTGACCGATGCGGCGCAAAGCAGCACCGACGTCGAGGAGCTGCGACAGGCAATGCGCAGCTCGAAAGGTCTCGGCAATTTCAAAAACCTTTTTTTCTACGCACCGAACGGCAAAGCAGACGGCATTAAGATCCTGCCACTTAGCGAGGTGGCAACGAAAGACGATTTTTTCAATATCAAAAAGGTCAGTGCCGCCGACCTGCTGGACGCTCACCGCATTCCGTTCCAGCTCATGGGCGGCAAGCCTGAAAATATTGCCAGCGTGGGCGACGTTGAGAAGGTGGCAAAGGTATTCGTCCGCAATGAGCTTATGCCATTACAGGACAGGATCCGGGAGGTAAATGGCTGGCTCGGAGAGGAGGTTATCCGCTTCAAAAAATACAGCCTCGAAACAGACGAATAACCTATCCATAGCCGCCCACGAGGCGGCTTTTTCTTTGTCCTCTCTCTGCGTCCCTCAGATACGCCACACGGCTTGCGCTTGTAGGCCCATCCCTTTGCATCACCCCAACCCGAACGACGCGGCAGCGGCGCAGAAATTAATTTAATTATCACGGTCAGCGCGCAATGCTTTCCCCGCCACGCCTGCCCGCTTTACAGGTCGCTTTTAATGCACCTGCATGATCTACACAAAGGCCCGCCGGGCCTGGCAGGACTTTGTGTTAACGATCCTCAAACGATCATGCAAATTCATGCACCTTATGCACGCATGACCTCAAATCTGATAATTGGGGTAAAAATCAACTAAATTACGGGGCAATTATCGTCACTAACTGCACGATTAATCAGGTGCGTTACCCGGCCTAAAACC